CTATTTTATTACTCACTCCTTGATCAAACTCCTTGACCGGTATAGTCGCGATTTGATTCTCTGGTAATATCAAAAAATTCATAGAGTCTTCAATCGTGTTTATATACACAAAGAAACAACCCTTGTGTGTACCCTCCCGGATAGCAAAAATTTTTCTGCTATGCTTATCCTTGTTTAGATATTTTTGTAAAATATTCATGGGACATGGCCCGCGCGCATCTGTCTAAACTCACCTCGGTATTTGGCATAGATAATCCTATTTTAGATATACATGTGGTTGATAACACACAATTTGATCGGTTTGCCTTTGTATATTTTTTTAATTCTGTAAGGTCAATCGTCGTCCATTTTGGGTTGTTTAGTCCGTGATTTTTCATTATCTCAACAACGCGAGAGGTCTGCACTGGTTGCGGGTTCACAACATTTAAAACTGCCCCGGGGTGGTTGTTGGATATGTTTTTATTTATATATTTCTCCGTGAACACACACAAGTCTTCTATGTTTGTAAGTGAATTTAATTGATCTATTATGTTGTTGTATTTGAGTAACTTGCTCATCACGCTACGATCAGAACCAGTCTCACAGAAAGGCATCCGGATACGAAATATATGAGAGTCTGTTCCTTGTAACGATAGCTCTCCTGCATGTTTGGTTTTGCTATACCAGCTGCTATCCTCCGACAACAACCCAAAATTCGGTAAATCGAATTCATCAAAGGCTTTTTCATAACCATCGTATATACAACCACTAGATATGTGTATGAACTTGACGTCATGTCGGTTGCACGTATCCCCTATCATCCCAGGTACCGTTACATTATAATACCAAGTATCATCTCTAGCATGCTCACACGCATCTACATTGGGCTTGCCGGTGTAACCGCTAGCATTTATGACCACATCTGGCTTGATATCAAGCAACATGTTAACGAGCCGTGTGTTGTTGGTGTATTCAAGGTCGCTCTTAGAGTAACACAAGACATCATGTTCCGCTATCGATCTTAAGTGCTTACATATCGCGGTACCAACGTAACCCTTACCTAATATAACAATTTTCATCAGAACAATTGAGATGGTGACGCTGGTGGATCTATATACTTAACTAAAAACTTTTGCAACAATGTACCTAGAGCGTCACTGTTTTGTTGTGTTGGTGCATTGACGATCGAAACTGGATCACCATTGACAGAGTAACCTAACAACACGAAACAGCTCAGATGTTCCTCAATAAAACCATTGATAACACTAACTTGTTTCTTTGACAAATTTTTCTGTGCTGCATATTCATGTAAGTTGGCTTCGATGGCTGCTTTTATTTTATTCCGGAATATTTGTTCTGCTAGCTCTTCAGCTGCTGACGCATCATCCTCCTCAACTTTCGGTTTCTTCTTGGGTGTTACTTTCTTTTTTGGTTTTTTATCATTCTCCTGTGACATGTACATAATATTTACTCTTTCTTCCTGTAAAAGCTCGTATCGGAGTTAATGCCTTTTGATGCTAACAGGTTAACAATCACCTCCATACTGCTTGTCCTTACTGTTAGATTTTTTTGAAATCGCAAACCACCATCATTCAACTCAAACTCCGGGAGGGATCCAAGTTCCTCTCTGTTGACCACACATGTGATATAAAGCGACTCAACACTAGGGTTGAGCATGATAGTCCATTTCCTAGGATCCTCAATAGAATATTTATTCATTATGTCCCAAACGACATAACCACAGTCCTTCAAGCGCTTTTTAAAATATGAGAGTGTATGTATTTTATTTTTCATTTATCCTACGAATCCGGATGATATAATAGTTATGTTTGCAGAGCCACAATTCAACTGAAATAGAAACACATTCAGTGTCGGGTTGACTAAAACTGTCAGATCTTCAAACCGGATGGTGCTTATAATTCTGATCGTTTCAAAAGATAATGCTAATGGATTCTCTGTTGATTCACCTTTGTACTTGTCAGATATTTGTTGAGAATAGCTGTCAATATTGTGTCTTTGTTTGTCAGTTAGTGTTGCGTGTACGCAATTATCTTCAGTGTAGAAGTATATCTTGTTGGTTTCTGTTGTGAACGTACTCGCCTTAATCAACTGATTGACCACATCAGGCTTGAGTGTGAATCGGAACGGGAATTCAATGCTCTTGATTTTATTGAGATCCACCGCCGGGGGTTCAATTATCCCGTCCTCGAGCAAATGAAATTTAAACCCCATTACGCCAGACCGGTGCTCAATATTATTGTTATTGAATTTTAATTCAATATCATCACCATACACACAACCCAACACCTTAATCAACCGATTGAGATCAGGTATGTTTAGATATATCGTCTCAGTTACGTTGTTTGGCTGTTTGTATGTACAATTGACAATTAGAGTACCATCACTACTTGAACTGGTGGCGGTGAACTCCTTCTCTCTGACTTTCAACACTGCATTCTCAGTTAATTTACCAATTGGAGAAAGGAAACTGTTTATGAAATCCGTCTTGTTAGTTATTTTTATTTGTGTCATTTAGTTTTAATGTTATGGTTTTGGTCTGTTTTGACATTTCGGACAGCACAACATCAACTATATCCTGAGGATCTTTAAATACGCCTTTTATTTTGGTTGAATTTATTGTATATGATACACCTCTCTTGAACTTAAAATCTATTTTAGATTCTAATACACGTTCGATCTTATCTAATCTTTTGATCAGATTGGATAACTCAACATGATGCCCATCTATGTTATTCGTAATTTGTGATTCTTGTTGGACTGTGACCTGTGGGCTCGTGGCCGGGTTTGGGCTCGTGACCGGGATTGGGCTCGGTGGTACAGTTGACTGCGTTACCATCTGTTTGAGAACTTCCTTGGGATCAGTCTTATTAGCCTTAATGTAAGGGCTATCACCTCCAACATTTTTTTGTGTCTATATCTTTGAGAGAACCAGACACATGACCTAACAAACCGGCCACCGCATAAATATCATCCTTACCCATGAGTGGTTGAGATTCGTGATTTCTACTGTCATATGGATTGCGCTCTTCAGACATCATCCAATCCAGCTAACAACTCTTTGACCTTGTCATCTTCAAGCGTATCATCCTTGGTTGTGTCCTTCTTGTCGTTATCAAACTCCATAGGCACCTCTTCATCTAAAGCCGGGTCAGAAGACACTTGTGATTTGGTTTCCGGAGAAATTGACTCTGTCAGTGTTTCCGTAGAACCTGGATCTTTGCAATGAAAGTGCTCATCTAGCATCAGCTTGAGTTCATCAAAAGTTTTCTCCCGGAATGTCTTTTCTAGGTCATGACAACCGGAGTATATCTCCTTAACACGTGAGTCATCCACCCCAGGGATGGCTCCGGGCATTAAAAATTTACTTGACACATATGTGGGATAATCTCCTTGTTTTTCACATCGGATCCGGAAGGTACATCCATTCTCAGACAGGTCAAATATCCTCTCACCAAATTGATCAGAATCCTCACCATTGATACCCTCCATTATAATTTTATGCAATTGCTTACCAAACCTCACAATTTTCACTGTGTCATTATTTTCCGGGTCGTCCGGGTCATTAACAATATACGCATTCACCAACCACTTTTCACTTCTAAATATTGCATCCGATTTAGCTTTCTCCTCAGGAGTTCCGGAACGGAAGCACTTCATTCGATATTCTGCGATTGGATCACGATCACCCCACGTTGTAGGGCTCAAGGCTGTTACGTATTGACCGGTACTAAAACTAGTCCATCCGTGACTGTAAAAATGATAAAATGTCTTGCTAGGATCTTCTATATTAGGTAACAATCTAACCTCATATGAATTTCCTGGTTTTGTTCTAAGGATATCAGCAGTTTTGTTGTTAGATCCTTCTTTAGTTAGTGCGTCTTTGATGCTCGCGAACATTGATTTTGTAAATGTGCTCATGTATTTATTTTATATTGGATTGGTTTATTGGCCAACTTTTGTCTTTAAGTTTTTGGTTGTATATTTTGTAACATTTCATAGCTTTCATACTGTTGTAGAACTTCAAGTCGTAACTCACAAGCTCATTATATATCATGTATGGTGCCCGGAAATAATTTGTCATATTTATATTATCGTGTCTACGTAGGAAGTTTGCAAGCTTTTTTATTTGTAAATATTCCGGTTTTGTTTCAAAGTCATCCCAATTCTTTCTCAGATTGTATGGCTTTCCAGCGCCGGCTCTAGTCACAACGAGCCAGCAATTGTATATACTTTTTTCGAAATCGCTCAAAATTTTAAATTTAGTTTCGGGTTATCACACAAATAGTTTCGTATGTATTTAGAGCGATGGAGAGTTGGGTCATGGTCCAGAAAGCATTTCAACACATCATAGTCTGTCTCAACATCACAAACCATCTTAAATATTTCACGCAATTCCGGCTCTCTCATTAGCCAGAGAAATATGTTAGGTAGGTTGAGTTTTTTATTCTTAGTAATACACACAAAGGAACAGAACGTGAGGAATATATGAGAGAATTCACTTTCATAAGCTATATCTACCGGATTGGTGTTACTTAGCATGCTTTTTGTATCTAACGTCATGTTATTGGTTTTAAAATTGATGTTAATGTCATGACTTTGTCTGTCAATTGACCACCTGCGGAATACACATGACCACCTCCATCAGCTATACTAGCAGCTAGTTTCCCTAGATCTACATCAGGTGCCTTTTCTTTATTTTTTCGAAAACTAACTCGCTTTGTATTCAAATTGACCACCATGCATATCTCACAATCATAGTTATCAATAACATGGTGCGCCACTTCGTTGAGACAACTGCTCGCCATAGTCGCGAAGATTTTGTACTTATTACCACTAACTGGAAGTTCACCTTTGTATATCTCGAGCTCTGACAACACACGCTTCACTTTTTTGTTGTTCATGTGGATCATATTCAAGTGCGATTGACTGAAACCATTAAAACCGGCACCGAAATCACGCTCAAATTGCTCTGCTCTGTTGCCAACATAATTCCACACTATCACATTCAAATTGTATGAGTCTCTCAATTCTAACTTGTAACTATCATAGTCATCAGCTAACAAAACTAACATCTTTTGATTATCAGTGAGTGACCTTTCCGGGTATTTCTTCTTTAACAGATTGTATATCAACTTGCAACAACTACTGTAGTCCTCTACTAATGTAGTTGCGTGTTTGTATTTGTCTAAATTTGCCACATGTGTGTCGTGGTGATCAATTATTGTAAAATTCTTATGATCTACAAGATCGAGATTGCTTTGAGACACATCTAGATCGAACACATATATTTTATCGTACGTTTCCGGGTCGTTGCTTTTTGACCACTTCATGAAGGTGTTCCGGAAATTTGATTGAGAGCATATCTCATGTTGTACATTTTTCAGTTGCGTGTACCAACGAAACGTATGATATGAGCTCAGTCCATCCAAGTCACAGTCTGTAAATATCGCTATCTTTTTCACTAATACTATATTTATTCGTGTAACTCATTGAAATCAACTAACTTCCAAGCATCTGTAGCGAGTCAATAGTGTCCGTCATGTCTATGTTTTGCAGTTGTTCAGTTGCTTCTTTTAATGATAGTGTGTCATAATCAATCTCCATCATTATACTACCATAATTCTCCGCGAATCTGTTCTTCATCACACCCAATCTCAAAACTCCTAAATCAACATCTTCTTCTTCTCTCCAGATACTGAAAATAGCATCCGCGGTCGCTGCTAAACCGTAACTCTCACCGACTGTATCCAGGCCTGGATTTACCTCGTTGTAACCAGACCGGTTAAGTTGTGTGGCTGTGATGATAGGGCATTCAAACACATATGATAACGCCCGGAGCTCTTCTGTGGCGTATTTTATCCTCTCGTATGAATTAGTTCCGGTTTCTGCTCGAAGTAAATTAACATAATCCAGTACAATTGCATCCGGTTTGATTCCCCTATCAACTAATTTCTTGATATATCCCTTCAAATGTCTGCATGTGATGGTGCTAGGAGGAAACTCTTTGACGATTAGTCGGTTACTATTACCCTTCTGATGATATTGCTCAACAGCTGATTTTATCTCATCTGTTCTACTGTGCAATTGTTTGATTGGTATTTGTGTTAAGTTTGTTGTTATCCTCTTCGCATACACCAACTCGCTCATCTCGAGACTTATCAA